GGATCATCAAGAAATCCTAACCTTCAAAATATACCCAGAGATGTAGTTTATGTAGAAGATAGAGTATTATCTGAGACTGATAAGACTGAAATCAAAGATAGAGTTTTGGCTTTAGTTTCTAGTAAAGGTGGCGATGCTCAAACAGATCTAACAGACGATGTTTTAGATACATGGAGTTTTTTAGGTGGGGATAAGTTTGATAGAACTGATACTAGACAAGTTGCAATTAGAAATTTATTTGTTGCGAGAGAAGGTTATTCTATGATGGCATATGACTACTCTCAAATGGAAGTTAGAGTTTTTATGAACTATGTAGATAATGAAGAGATGAATGAGTTGATGAAACAGGATAATGTGGATTTTCATGGAGAAGCAGCGAAAATAGCATTTAATATGACTGAAGATGACCCTCAATTTAAATTCTATAGGCAATTAGCTAAGTCTATTACTTTTGGAGTTATATATGGGATTGGGAGGCAGAAGTTAGCATTACAACTAAATACTACTCCTCATGAAGCAGGTAGATATAAGGCTACTTATTTAGAAAATATGAAAGGTTCTAGAAGATTTTTTAATAATGTAGTTAGAACTATAGAGAGAAAAGGCTGGGTTAGGAATAAATATGGTAGGATTTACAAAGTGCCAAGTGATGTAGCTTATAGAGGGGTTAATTATTTAATACAGGGTACAAGTGCAGACATTATGAATGAGCGTATGGTAGCTATACATAATTACCTTAAGGATAAGCAAAGTAATTTACTTTTACAAGTTCATGATGAGATAATATGTGAGATTCATAATGATGAAATAGAAGAGGTAGCTCCAAAGATTAGGGAATTGATGATTGAAAATAGTTTAAATATTCCTTTAGAAGTAGATATGGAGTTATGTGAGCCATCTTGGGCGACTAAGAAAGATTTTAAATCTAAAGATGATAAAGTTTTTGAATTAACTGAACACATTGATTGGAATTAATATGGAAGTAAGAGCTAGAAAAGATGAGCCATTTGAAAAGTTAATGAGACGCTTTAAGAAAAAAGTGTTAAATGCTGATATAATAAATCAGTATAAAACACACCAAGAATTTACTCCTAAGAGTGTAGCAAAACAGGCTAGAAAAGCGAATAAATTAAGAAAGAGTAGGGAACAGAATGAGTGATAAAGATGTATTTCATTGTGTAGAAAATGATGATGAAGTTATATATTATAATGGACTCAAAGAAGCTTTTATAGGATTAGGGTACCAGCAATTTAAAGGACCTTATGCTGTATACGATAGAGAAAGAGCAATAGAAATTCTTGCTAGAGACTTTTATAATGAAAAAAAGAAAGAGTATGATTTTGATAACATGGAGCCTGAAGAAAGATTAACAGTTGTTCAAGAAGTTGGGGATGAAGCATATATGGAAGCAGTGGAATACTTTGAATATAATACCGAAGGAGCATGGATGGGGGATAGAACTCCTATATTTGTAATTATGAAGGACTTATTGACACCTATAGATATAATAGAGGAGGATGAAGATGAGTAAAGCTAGTTGGAGTAATCCAAAAGTACAATATGATTTTACATGGGGAGAATGGGAAGATAGAAAAAAGAACCACCCTGACTTAACATGGAAACAATATAGAGAATTGAAAGGATACCCTGAGATGGAAGACGATGAAATTGGAAATGCAAGACGTACAGAACCTAGACACTATAGTTTTAAAGAAGCATATAATAGGGACAATAAACCAAGTAGTGTAGACCCTGTTCATTATCATTTAGACATAGAACCTTTTGATTATATTCATGACAATGACATGGGATTTGCGGAAGGAAATGTGGTAAAATATATAAGTAGGTGGAGGTATAAAGAAAACGGGATTGACGATCTATACAAAGCAAAACAATATATAGAGATGTTGATAGCAAAGGAACTTAAAAATGGCGAAAGTGGGACTTAAATTAGGATTTACATTTAGAGTAGGTCCATTAGATACAAATCAGTACGCAAGAATGGACATGGAAATACATGATATAGATACTGAACTACCTATAGACGATCAATTAGAGGAAGCTGGGTTAACTTTAGATAAAGCTTATAAAGCAGTACATGATAAAGTTGATGGAGAGATTAGGAATATCTTACAGAAGGGTAAAAAAAATGGTAAATAAAGAGCATGTAAGGTTAATAATTACTGAACAGTTTTTATCTGAACGAGAGAAACAAGATTCTTCAGAATATGGGGAAAAAACAAAACATTTAAATAAGTTTTATATAGGACACCCTGATATGTTTTGGACAGTAACTTTAGGAGAACAATTTGGTGAGATATCTAAAGCCGTTTCTACTAAAAATGTACCTTCACTATATAATGAACTCATAAAATGTGGGGCAACCTGCATGGGATGGGCAGAAGGAATTCAAAAGAGAATGATAGATAAAAGAATTGATGACGGAGACGAGTTATTAGTTGATGACTTATCTGAAGAAAGTGGTGACGAAGAATGAAATCAAGTTCAAAAGAAATTTTTGAAAGTTTATTAAACGATAAAAAAATTAAAGCTACTAGAGGAGACGATGTTAGTTTTGAGTATAGTAAAATACCTTTTAATATACCTCAATTAGATAAGATAACTAATGGGGGTATACCTAGAAAAAGATTTACCCTTTTATTTGGTGGTTTTTCATCAGGTAAATCATATGTGGCATCTCAACTATGTAAGTCAGTTCAACAAGATGGTGGAGTAGCTGTATGGGTAGACTTAGAAAAATCATGGGATTCCGATTGGATGACTAAAAGTGGTTTAAATACTAAAGAAATGATATTGTATAATCCAGATACTTCAGAAGAAGCTTTTAAAGCAATAAGAAGTTCTCTACAAAACGGAGTTGATATTGTAGTAGTAGATAGCGTTGCAGGATTAGTCCCATCAGATATATTTACAAATGAAAAAGGTATTGGTTACAGTCCTATTGGATGGCAATCTAGAACATGGAATCAAATGTTAATGAGACTTATACCTGAACTTAAAAACGGTGGGGCTCTAGTTGCTATTAATCAGACTAGGGGAACTATGGGTAATGTACAACTTATGGATACAATGCCCGGTGGAGAAGGTCAAAAGTATTTTACCCACTGTTGTATGCACTTTACTAGAGGATCTTGGATATTAAAACAGGGGGCAAGTACTCCTGCAAAGATGAGTGATAGAGTTGGGTTTGAAATTAATGTTAGATTATTAAAAGACAAGTTTGGTGGAGAAAAGTTTGAAGAAGCGATTGTTCCATTTAAACATGATGGTGGTATAGATATAGTCGAAACTTATATTCGTATGGCGTTAGAAGAAGGTTTAATTACGCAAAAGGGTGCATGGTATTATTATAAAGATGAAAAACTACAGGGTATAACTAAAGTTGTAGACTGGTTTAAAAATAATCCTGAAGCATATAAGGAGCTAGTAGATGACACGGAAAAGTCATACCTCTCAGGAAAAGCTGATAGCGAGAGTGCTTGATGAAGCTGGGCTTAGATATACATGGCAAACACCTGTAGGTAAGTATATACCTGATTTTATAGTAACAGAGATTAATGTTATAATAGAAGCAGATGGTCCTTTTGGACATTTTGCAAAACGGGATGCCATAAGAGATGAGTATCTAAAAGAGGCTGGGTATGAAATCTGGCATATAAAAGAAAAAACATATAAAGATATAAAGGAAAGATTATGGCAGGAATTGAATCTATAAATGACCCGATTAGAAATTATATAAGTAGTAAAAAAACTACTAAACGAACTAAGAACCAAGACCGATGGTTATTGAAATCTATTGATACTGTCTTAGAAAGAAAGAATAGCCCCCCAAGTAAAGGAAAATTTTATCCATCATTATTTGGTAACCCTTGTGATAAATACTTGTATATGGCATATAATGGATTACTTGATTGGGATACTATAAAACCTCGTATACAAAGAATCTTTGATCATGGTGGTACATTTGAAGGGCGTATGAAAAAGTATTTAGAAAAAGCAGAACTATATATTGATGATGAAGTATCTATAAAAAATGAAAACCCACCTATATCGGGTAGGATTGACTTCATAATAAAACATGATAAACATGAAGAAGCCTTGTTAGAGTTAAAAACTATAAAAGATGAAGACTTCAAAGATTTAAAAGAATCCCCAAAACATGAACACATGATACAGTTACAGATATACCTTAACTTAACTGATAGAGATTACGGTGTGGTTATGTATGAAAACAAGAATGACCAAAATCTAAAAGCATTTAAAGTTGACAGAGATAAAAAAGTATGGGATGATATATTAAAACGATG